CAGTCTTTTGATCAATGAAGGCATGAACACTGCGAGAACCAGCACCAGTCTCCATGATCAGTTTGTGATACTTACGACCAGACTCAATGTAAAACTTGTAACCATCAGTCCTGCTATTATTGACACGTTTGAAATCAAGTTCAAGTGCATCACATAACATCAGAGCATACTTACGCACATTCAATTGAATGGTATTGCGTGCGTCTTGTTGTTGTTTGAATTCGGTGAAAGTCATGATCAAAAAATGTTAGTCCAAGACTGATGTTGTGCTTTGGAAATTCTACCCTCCTTTAACATGTTATCACATACATTGCAGAATACTTCAAACTTTTGAAGACGGGTGAGTTCAATACCTTTGGATGTCTCACCAATAACTTTGATAAGATTTGATTTAAGCATGATGATCAGAATTCAAGGTAAGATTCGATTGCTTTGTTGATAAGTTCAGACAATTGTGCTGGTGGTTCGACTACATCAAACTCACCAAGATCACATTCATAGTAATCACCTTTCTTTAGTTCAATCATAGCACCATCTGCACCTTCCTGATAGAGTGAACGTGCGTGCTCATCTTCAACAATAACAACTCGACGTGCGGTGAGATCAATCACCATCATATAGTCGAATGTTTTGTTCTGACGAAAATCCTCAACAGTTTTCTTCTCACTCAAAAAAGACTTGACCTTGAATTTCTTGGTAGCATGAACATCCTTGCGCTTGAAGAATAGGTTTTTACCCATCTTCAGTTCAATTCGTTCATCACCAAAGGTGAAATCGTAACCAGTCTGATCAACACGGATCAAATCTGAGTATTTTGCGATTGCTTTCTCTACTGCAGTTGCTCTGGCAAAATTATCAGCATTGGATGCAAATCCCTTGTCATTGTACAAAGAATCAACCACACCGAAAATCTTTCCCCAGTCTGCACCTGTCTCCAGATGGTCGATGAGATGCATGATTTGCCTCGTTTACCCCTTCATTATATCAGAGTTTGCCACCAACCACACCAGAGTTGACCACTCTGCTATCTGTCCACCCCTCCTGGCATCCTTTGAGATAAAATCTAGTGTGGTCAATACATAACTGTTTCGTGAGTGAAGTTACTAATGCTTTGCCATCCGTACCGTAACTGAACCAAAGTCCATACTTTTGCTCTATGATGAAGCAATCATCGATTACTTCAACTGTTGCTTGATTCGTTGTCTTTGTTGAATCCGAAGGGTTGTGATTCGTCGTCGTCATTTCTCAGTTTGTGTGCTAGTTGGCAAATAGTTTCCATTACTTTTAGGGTATCCTCAGTGGTGCTACCCTCTGGCATTTCTCGAAGAACAACCTCAAATAGTGGGAAGAATTGATCTGCTGCCTTTTTCATTTCCTCTGGAGTTAGAGGATCTTTGTTACCCATAATTACCTCTTGATTGTAGAAATGGCAGCATCACCTTGCTCAAAGATGATGTCAACCACACGTTGTACTTTTGCTGCGGTGTGAACACCAACATTGCCATATGTAGGAACATTGACAAGTCCGAAAGTCTTGTTCTTACCCAGTCGGATAACACGTCCGACAGTTTGTGCGATCTCAATGTAATCCATGCTGCGCAGCATGATGCATGCAGACAATCCATGCACATTGATACCTTCAGACAGGATAGAATGATGCAGCACAATGAATTTCTTGTGCTCATCTCTACCCCATGCATTCATTGTATCAAAGAAGTGATCACGATCGACTTTCTTACCATCAATAAATGCACCATGCTTGGATGTAATCCACATGACAGAATAGTCTCTCTTGCTCATCTCAAGCATGAACATTGAGTCACTGATGAGATTAACAATGTCCTTGGTCTTCTTAGCACAAACAAGGACTTTATCCATGCTCTCGTTGTTATCAATGCTCTGCAGCAGGTGATCACAATCTCTCTGTGGTACAGTCATCCCCATACCAACATGTTGCATCTCTTGAACAACAACCTTAGGAGGCAAGATGTAACCACCATCAACCAGTTCAGGTGCAGGAACTTGTGCAATCACATTGCCATAGATCTCTGCATCATTCATTCCTGGTTTGGCAATAGTAGCACTATGCTTAGGAGTAGCAGTGAAGAAAAAACTGCGCACGCTATCCATATCACCAAAATGTGCGGTAGCAGGAAAGAAGTTACGTTTGACACTATTATGTGCTTCATCGAAGTAAATTGTGAATACGTTGATACCAGCATCCACAACTTTGTTCAATGAGTTGTAAGTTGTAAAGATAAACTTGTTACCTCTAGTGAACTTATCCCACAATTGAATTTGCTTTGCTTTGGTGGTGCTGAAATGTTGTGTCTCACCACTGTGAACATGCAGCACACTGACGTTATCAATGTGCTCAAGAAACTCAGAAGACAGTTGCTCTGCAAGCATAATGCGTGGTGCAACAACAACAAAAGTGCTAGACTTGCAGTTCTCCATAACAGTAATGGAGTCCTGAATCATGCACATTGTCTTACCACCACCAGTAGGGACGATAACCTGTCCCTTGTCATTAGCAAGCATTGCATCAAGAGCACGTTGCTGATGGGGACGTAAGTTGATCACAGTGGATTGCATCGATGAACATAGTATAAACCCCTTGCAGGGGATTCTAGAGCACTCTAAGACAGTTAATAAAGTGTCCCTGATACCCTTGACAAGGATAGTCTAGCAATATATCAACAATCTGTCAAGTAATTGGTCCTTCATGTTCTTCAATTAGTTTCAACATCTCATCATATTGATCTTCATGAATTGGTGTACCGTTAGGTAATCTCTTCAGATAAATTGGCAAGTCTTTGTTAGGTTCATCGACTGCACCTTCTTGAATCCATTGATCAAAACTACTCTCATCCTGTGTCCACTTACCAATGGGACAGGTTTCATATGTCATTGATACTTTTGGTTTGACATAACAACCACATGCCTTACATCTGCCGGCATCTGCTTCAAATCTTTCACAACCTTTACATATCTCATATCTCTCTAGTTGTACCTCTGTAGATGCAAGAAGTCTGTTACCTTTGACTACTCTTGACACAAACTCATGCAGAGATACACCTAAGTTCTTCAGTTGTTCATCTAATGGGGGATACTCAGACATAATAAAAGTAAATCTATACTATCTAGGGGATATGTTGTAGGAACTTGATGATAACAACTCCCTGTCCAGCAGCAATCGCTTGACCAGTAGCATTGTCACCATTCTGTCTTCTACCACGTCCAAATGTTCCTTCTCCCATATCACCAGGAGTTGTAGAAACAGTGCAATTGAGACAAACAGCAGCAAAACCAGCACCACCTCCACCACCAGATCCAAAGTGTTCACTATTTCCACCAATTCTGATGTTTACGGGTAAACCATCACCACCTTCTCCACCAATACCAGCATAAGGACCTGTTGAACAGTTTGTTGCACCACCATTAGGGAATGCAGCAGAACATCCATCACCAGTCGTTGCACCATTGCCACCATTACCAATAACACCTGCACCACCTCCACCACCAATAGCACCGTTAGGAACGACACTATTAGTGCCAGGAGTTCCACCAGCATGAGTTACATCAGAGAGCACACCTTGAGTGTCATTGAACTGCACAACTCTGCCACCCTGACTGAATTGAGAGTTGGCACCACTTGCTGCTAAGAAGAAACTACCACCATTATGTGTGATGGTTGATGCAGCACCAGCATCACCAGTTTGAATAGTATATTCACCACTAGGTAGCACAACATTCTGTCTATATTCTACTCTTCCTCCTCCACCACCAGTTGCACCACCAGGGCTAACATCCGATCCACCACCAACAACTAAGATGTCAACTCTTTGTGTTTGTGAGATAGCAACAACTGTAGATCCAACACCAAGGAACTCCCACACTTGATTAGTTCCAGCATAACCAACTGTCACCTCACTTCCAGCATTGGTGAATTCAAATACAGGTGGTTGTTCTGTTCCTCTAATATCACCTCTAGGGAAATCCATAAACCCATAATTACCACGCAATGCAAATCCTGATGGTCCACCATTAGTTGGTCCAGTACATTCAGATGGTGAAATAGCACTACCATTGCTACCTGCTAGACCCCAATCACCACCGGCACCACCATTAGCACCATCAGTTCCTGCGGTTGAGTTAGTGCCTGCAGGACCAGGTGCGACAGGAGGACCACCTGCAAGGGATGCCGTCAAGTTGTTGGCACCTCTACCCCATCCACCGGTTCCACCGATACCAGCAGCACCACCAACGGCAGGACAATAGGTGTAATAAGTACACTCTTGTAATGGATTATTAGGCAACCATGGATAACATGCAGTCAGCACACCACCAGGACACGGACCACACGAACCACCAGACAGAGAGTGAATAAAATAACTACCACAAACATATGGTGCTCCAACACCAGGTTGTCCGTTTTGTCCTGCGCCACCGCCTCCACCACCTGCATAGATTATGCCAGTGTTGTTAATTAAAACTCTTGCACCAGTTGTATTACCATTGGTGACATCAAGAGCATCACCACCAGCACCACCATTAGTTCCAGATACACAAGCACCCTGTGGAGCACCCCTACCAGCACCACCACGAATAGTGCCATCAACTACAACTTTTACGTTGTAATATGATGTAGTCCCTAAACCAACAGCAGCAGTTGTATCATCATGAGAGTCACAAATAGTATTTGTGAAGATACCAACGTGCTTGCGAATATTGAACTGTAATTCTGTACCAAATGCACCAACGTTGGTTACATTTAGTGGTGTTCCATCGGAGTTACCTTCTACGTTGAGTCTAATCTCTCTTACTGCACCAATTAGATCAACAGGTGTTAGTGAACCTTCAGAGGGAACACCAACATTATATGATGACACACCTACAACAGGATCATGTGGAATAGATCCAATACCTAAAGTATAGTCTAGGAAGCAAGATCCAAAGTTTACTGGTTCATTTGCCTCGAAGAATCCAAACTCTCTCAAATCAGCAAACGAAAATCCACCGACAGTCGAATTGCCGACGAATACTTGTCTTGCGGTAACTCCGAATGATAATGGCATTTTAAGTAGATGTAAAGGTGAGAATATTATTAGTTACGTTAGTGGTAATTGTGTCACCATTTTGATTGATGGGATACACTTCTATTCTATAGTTATGTGTTC